GCCGGCACCACGTTCAACGTCGTCGTCACCCCCACGACCTCGGGAACCCCTGGCACCGACAACCCCGCGTACACGCTCACCGGCTGCTACCTCGAGTCCGTCACCCCGATCAACGGCGGTGTCGGCGAGCTGCCGACGATGGACGTCACCTTCCGAGGCGGCGCCCTCACCCGCGCCACCAGCTGACCTCAGTTTCATCCCCTAACAAAGGAACCCCGACATGCAACTGACCCTCCGGTTCACCCTGAACGGCGAGACGCACGAAGTCACCACCTCGCTTCGTGCGCTCGTCGCTTGGGAACGCAAGTTCAAGGCCAAGATGTCGCAGATGGCGACCTCGATCGGCGCCGAAGACATCGCGTACCTAGCCTACGAATCAGCCAAGAGCGTTAAGATCGTCGTCCCTGCGACGTTCGACGACTTCCTCAACAAAGTCGATGGCCTACCGGAAATCGTGAGCCAAGATAACCGCCCTACCCCAGGGGAACCAGACGACGCCAGCTAGCAGAACTGCTGGTCGCTGTCGGCTGGTGGCCCCCCGAAATCGAGTTCGAGATCAAAGACCTCAACACCGTGGTCGATGTGATCGAAGAACAGAAGAAACAGCATGGCAAGCGTTAGCGCAAAAGTCGAGATCAACGGACTCAACGAAGCGTTACGCACCTTGCGCTACATCGACCCGCAGCTCCGTCGCAAGGTCGACAAAGAAATGAAGGACACCGTTGGCAAGGACATCGTGCCGTTTGCCCGCCGGCTATACCCCGCAACCGACCGAGTCGGCAACTGGGGCCGATGGCCTCGAGGAAACGGATACCGGCAAGCCGCCGTGAAAAATGGTGTCAAGGTTCGTATCAAAACCACCGGCCGCGTCGACCAAATCTCCGGTCTGTTCCTCACCAACAGCAACGGCCCTGGCGTCATCTTCAGCACCGCCGGCAACAAAACCGAAGGAAGCGCCCCAACTCGGCCAAACGGCTCAGGCAACTCTGCCGCTTTCATTCAACGTCTAAAGCGATTCGGCGAGCCAACCCGCGCGTTGTGGCCCGCAGTCCTAGAAAAACGTGACACACTAGAAGCCAACGTTCAGGAAGCCGTCGACAAACTTATGAAGACGATCAGCAAGGAGCTCCGCTAATGGCGATCAACATCCCAATCGTCAGCGAGTTCAACAACGCCGGCCTAAAGAAAGCCCAGAAAGAATTTCAGCGCCTCGAGAAGACGTCGCAGAAGGTCGGTTTCGCCCTCAAGAAAGCGTTTGTACCCGCTACAGCTGCTTTCGGTGGACTTGCCGCCGCCGCCATTCCAGCGATCAACGCCGCCTCCGACCTTGAGGAAAGCATGTCGAAAGTTGGCGTCATCTTTGGCGAAGGCGCCAAAGAAGTCGAAGCATTCGCAGAAACCGCCGCCAAAGCTCTCGGCCAATCTAAACAAGACGTCCTCGAAGCGGCCGGCACGTTTGGAACATTCGGCAAGGCCGCCGGCCTAGCAGGCACCGATCTCGCAGAGTTCTCCAATGGCATGACTGCCTTGGCGTCTGACGTCGCCAGTTTCAACAACGCCGAACCCGATGAAGTCATCCAGGCGATGGGCGCCGCGCTCCGTGGCGAAGCCGAACCTATGCGCCGATTCGGTGTTCTGCTGAACGACGCCACGCTAAAAGCTGAGGCGATGGCCCTCGGCATTTACGACGGCAACGGCGCACTTACCGACCAACAGAAGATTCTTGCGGCCCAGCAAGCGATTTTCAAACAGACCGCCGACGCCCAGGGCGACTTTGCACGCACCAGCGAAGGACTGGCAAACCAGACGCGAATAATGAAAGCCCAGTTCGAGAACGTCAAAGCCGAACTAGGTGCCGCGCTCCTGCCTGTCGTTCTCGCCATACTTCCCGTTTTCTCGAAGCTCGCCGATTTTGTAGGCGATAACACCGACATCGTCATCAAGTTGGCAGCTGCTGTCGGTGGCCTATCCGCCGCGATCATAGTCGCCAACATCGGAATGAAGATCTACACGGCGACGACCGCGATTGCCACAGCGGCCCAATGGGCGTTCAACACCGCCGTCGGCGCTATTGCTCTCCCCATCGCTGCCGTCGTCGCATTCACAGCCGCCCTTGTCGCGCTTGAGCGCGCGAGCGATAAAGCCAGTCGGACGTTCCGAATCTTGCTACCTGGCATCAACGGCATTTCCGATGGCATCAGTTGGCTTCAGAAGCAAACCGAAGACGTAAACGAGGAATTGGGCGCTTGGAACCAAACGATCGACGAAGGACGACGCGCCGCCGGTGACATGTACGAAAGCGTCCGTGAAGCCGGCAACGGCGTCGATAAGGCTCGAGGACAGTTTGAGCGGGCCATCGGACCGACCCAGGAATACCGGCAGTCCACGAAAGAAGCCGCGACTGAATCGAAGAAACTTGCGGAGCGTGTCGACATTCTGTGGTCGTCGATGGACGAGTTGTACCGCTCCATGTTCGAGCTCAACCCTGAGCTCAAGAGATACATGGACCAGCTCGATCGTGAACAAGCCGTCCGTGACTTCAACGACACCGTCGCCGAGTTCAAGCAAATCGCTGAGAACAACGCGGTCGGTAGCCGCGAATGGGAAGAAGCCAATCGCAAGGTCTACGAAGAACTCATCAATCTGATCGAAACCTACGGAACTATTCCGCAGACCATTCAGTCAGAGCTCAAAATCCTGGTCGACACCGGCCAACTCGACGCCGCCATCGCAAAAGCCGACCGACTCGCCGAAGGACTACGCCTGGCGCGCGCCGAAGGCTCACCGGCCTACGGCGGCGGCATCCCGTCGTTCGGTGACCTTCAGGCCGCCCTCGGAGGCTCTGGGTTCGTCGCAAGCACCCCGATCGCACCTCCCGTGCCGACGATCTCCGCGCCGGCCCCAGCGGCCGCAGGAGCCGGCCAAAACATTGTGGTGAACGTCAGCACCTTGCAACCGACACCCGAAACCGGCCGTGTCATCGTTGACAGCATCCGCCAAGCCAACCGGACCTCCGGCAGCTCATTCTTTGATCTCAGGCCGCTCGGCCGAATCACATGAGCGCCACCATCGTTCAGTCCGGCGAATACACGCTCGAGATCGACACCGGCGACCTCGTCCGCAGCTTCACCCTGGACGATCCCGTCAAAGGCAAACTCGACAACCCGACATTCGTGCTCGATGGCGCCACCGGCTACGCCGACGTCACCGACGGCGCGCAACGCATCGAAATCCGTCGAGGCCGGCGCGACATCTCTGACCAGTTCCAAACCGGCATTATGAACTTCGTGCTCGACGACACCGCCGCCAACGGTGTGTTCAACCCGTTCGCCAATCAAGGCCCCTACTACGACACAACAAACACCGAACCAGGACTCGCACCAATGCGGCAAGTCCGCTTGAAGCGTGAAAACGAGCTGCTGTTTGCCGGCCGTGTCGTGGATTACACCTACAACTTCGGTCTCGACGGCAACGACACCGTTGAAGTCACCTGTGCCGACGACTTTTATCTGCTCGCGCAAGCCATCCTTGACGACAACAGCGTGTCGAAACAGTACACAGGCGCCCGCATCAACGCCGTCCTTGATCTCGCCGAAGTCAACTACCCCAGCGGCGCGGCCCGCGACATCGCCACCGGAACCGTCGAGGTCGGCGGCGGCGGCGACTACAACCTCGAGCTCGGCACCATCGCCCTCGACTATCTGCGCCTTGTCAACGCCGCAGAACGCGGCCGGCTGTTCGTTGACCGTGAGGGCGTGCTGACATTTCAGGAGCGGATCGGACAAACCCTGTCAGCACCTGTCGTTGAGTTCCATGACGACGGCACGAACTATCCATACCGAAACGTCGATATTTCGTTCGGGGCTGACAAAGTCGTCAACTTGGTGTTCGTTCAGACCATCAACAACAAGTTCAAGACCGCATCAGACACCGCCAGCCAAAATGACTATTTCATACAAACGCTGTCAATCACCGGAAGCCTGCTCGACACCGACGCCGACGCCCAAGATCTTGCCGACTATTTGTTGAACGGCTACCCTGAACCGACGTTCACCGCGGTTGAGGTCGCGTTCGCGCAGCTCACCGACGCCCAACGTGACACGATCTCCACCGTCGACATCGGCGACACCATCAACATTGAGAAAACGTTCATCAACGGCGGCACCACCACCGAACTCGCCCAGGAACTCGCGGTCGAAGGCATCGAACATCGGATCGACACCACCGTCGGCCATGTCGTCAGGTTCTACACCAGCCCAGTCACGATCGTTTACGAGCTCATTTTGGATGATGCCACCTATGGTGTGCTCGACGGATCGAATGTTCTAGGATAGGAACCACCTATGGCTACACCGACCAGCCTGCCCGCCACGTTCGTCGCCGGTAACGTCCTCACCGCGGCGCAGATGAACGATCTGCGCGGCGCGTTCCGCATCTTGCAGGTCGTGTCTACCACCAAGACCGACGCCTTCACCGCAACCTCAAGTTCGTTTGTTGATGTCACTGGTGTTTCACAAGCAATAACACCTTCAAGCGCATCAAATAAAGTGCTTGTTGTTGTCTCAGGAGTGATCGGCTGCAACGCAAATTCAAGTGTTCGCATGAACTTGGTGAGAGACACAACGGCAATTGCACAATCGACGGGAAGCGGTACGGCGGAACAAACCGTGTCTGTCTATTCAGGAGCCGCAAACTTCGGCGATTCTTTCAGCATTGTGTATTTAGACAGTCCTGCAACTACGTCCTCGACTACATACAAGATTCAGGTGGCGGCACTTTCAACAAACACCGTCGTTGTCGGGAGATTGGGAGTGAACGGTAATTACGGGTCAAGCACAACGATCACAGCGATGGAGGTGTCAGCGTGACTGATTACGCCGCCGTGCTGATCGCCAACTATCTGGGCGCTCAATGGTCAATCAACGCCAACGACTACGACACGCTCGAATGGCTCGACGACACGCCGAAACCGACACAAGCCGAGCTCGACGCCGCATGGCCATCTGTCGATCACGCCAACCAGGTCGCCGCCGTCGAGAACGCCCGCCGCGCCGATTATGAAGCAACAAGCGACCCGCTGTTCTTCGAGTGGCAGCGAGGCGACGGCACCGAGCAGGCTTGGCTTGACGCCGTGGCCGCTGTGAAGGCAGCGCACCCTTACCCGCCGGCCCCATGATCGTTACGAGCGAAGACGCTAAAACGGCCGCGCTTGCCATTGTGATGAGCGTCATCGTCGTCTTCTGCTTGTGGATTGGACAGAGATGAACATCGCAAACCCGTCGAAAGCCATGATCGCTCTGGTCGCGCTGGTATGTGTCACGCTTCTGCTGATGACCGACTCGATCTCGAACGAAGCCGGCACCGGCCTGATCGGCATGATCGCCGGCTATGCGGTCGGCAACGGCATCGCGGCCCGTCGCGGCGACGAGGTGACCCCGATCATCGGAAAGAAGCCTTGAGATATCACAGTTGGCAACGGGACACGCCACGCCACCCGTTTGACACCTGCTCACCAAACCTGCGCCAGATCCGCAAGTACCTCGAAGAGCGCTGGGGATTCTGGAACCTTGGTTGTTACGGCCGGAGGCCGATCCGCGGCGGCACCGCCTGGTCGTCGCACGCTTTCGGTGCAGCTCAAGATCTCAGTTATCGCCGTGACGATGGCCACCCGACCGCACCGTCCCGCGAATGCGTTGAGCAAGACGTCATCCCCTGGCTAATTGAGCACCATGAAGTCCTCGGTATTCAGCGCATTCACGACTACTGGGCTAAGCGTTACTGGGAAGTAGGCCGCGGCTGGATCGGCCGTCCCCCTGGAGCACGAAACGATCACCTGCACATCGAGGTCACGCCTGATACTTGGACTTGGGCGTCACCGATCTCGGAGCGCATCGTGTCCGGTCCGCCGCAGACCACTCAGCCGGCACCGGTGCCTCCGTACCCTGGGCAATCTGTCCGCAAAGGATCGAAAGCCAAAGATCGCGTCAAACTGATTCAGCGTGAGCTCAAGATGCTCGGTTACAACGTCGGCCCCGTCGATGGCATCTTCGGCCCGAAGACCGACGCAGCTGTCAAAGCTTTCCAAACCGACCAAGCCCTCACCGTTGACGGCATTGTCGGCCCTATTACTTGGAAGGCTTTGTTCAACTAGCACACACAGGAGGCAACTGTGCCAGACATGTCAGACTTCGACGCCGCACGCCCCAAGCCGGCCAAGGCCAAGATGCAACAGATCATCGACGAGCTGGACGCGGAACGCTCAGAAGCGCTCGTAGCCGCTCTCAACGATCTGTCCTATTCGGTGCCGACCATCAAGGCGGTGCTGAATAAGTGGGGAATCGACGTTTCGACGTATCCCATTTCGGAATGGCGCCGCAAGAATGTCTAACCCGTTCGACGAGGAAGCAGAGCTGCAAGAGCTCCGCGACGCCCTTGTCAGACAGCAACGCGCTACCCGCAAAGCGCACGCCAAGTCAGAGGCCATCGTCGAGGCCGTCTATCAGGCGGCGAAAGATGCGGCCGTCACACTTGGACGCGCTCCCAGCGTTCCCAAACCTAAGACAGATCCGCGACGCAAGAACCCTGAAGTCGCGCTAATACATGCGACCGATTGGCAGCTCGGCAAGCAGACGTCCGACTACGACATTGACACCTGCCGGAAAAGGATCCACCGGTTTGCTGAGAAGATCGGCACGATGACGGAGATTCAACGGGCCGATCATCCCGTCAAAGAAGCTCATGTCATGTTCGGCGGCGACATGGTCGAAGGCCTCGGGATCTTCCCAGGACAACCGTACGAAGTCGAAGCGCACCTGTTCGAGCAGCTGTTCGCGACCGCCGGCCTCATGGAAGACTTCGTTCGACGGATGCTCGCCATCTTTGAGCATGTCACCGTGACCTGTGAATACGGCAACCACGGCCGGCTTGGCCGCAAAGGCGACATGCCAGGAGCTGACAACATCGACCGCGTCGCCTACAAGATCGCCGGCGACCGCCTCGAGGACGAACGTATCCAATGGAATACCTCGCCGGCTTGGTATCAAATCGTGACCATCGGGAACTATGGCGCTTTGCTGGTGCATGGCGACGAGATCAAATCATTTGGTGGCAATACGCCAGCATTCGGCATCCTCCGCAAGTGCAACCAATGGTCGACCGGCGTGATCCCCGAACCGTTCTCCGACGTCTACATGGGCCACTTCCACACGCCGATGACGTTGACCATGGCGAACGGCGGTCAGATCTACGTCACCGGTTCGCCAGAATCGGAGAATGTGTACGCCAAGGAGTTCATGGCCGCGACCGGCCACCCGAGCCAGCGTCTGCATTACGTCGACCCAGAGGCCGGCCGCGTCACGGCATCGTACCTCGTATGGCTTGACTAACGAGCGGAAAATCCGCATACTGTCCCT